TAGCATACTGTAAACATCCAGTATAAGCTACAGGAGAATAGTAATAGAATCCACTTCTATATGGTTTAAAGATATATAGTTCTACTTTATCTCTTTTAGTACCATTATTAAATGTAGGAATTCTTTTAGGTTTATCACTCTTTTTCATTTCACTCCACTTAGGGTGGTAGTAATATGCCTTTATAACGCCTTTAGCGTCACATTTCTCGGCTCTTAACGTTTCCATAGGGTGATGTACTACTTTTACAATTGCAGTCTTAGAACGGTTGTAAATAAGCTGTACAGCAGCTTGTCCTAACATATAGTAATCGTGACATACTCTTTTTAAGTCTCTATTCTTAAGTAGAAGCTTCATCTTAGCGTGTTGTTCTGGTAATCTATCAGAATCAGTACATTCGATTCCTCTACCAAACATCATATCCACAATACCGTTAACACATCTAGAGTTCGTTGGTGAACCCATATATCTATCAACAAGCGTATCGAAGTAATCATTATTTTCACCGTAAGAAATCCATTCCTTACCAGCTACTTCTTCTACTACTGGTGCTGTATAAGCAGCCAGATTCAATGTTCTTATGTTCATAATTTGTTATCTTTAATTCTTAATCGTTTAATATTATATAATCATCATCTATAGTCTGTTGGTCTCTTTCTTCAGCAGACTGTATATCATATACCGTTGTATAATCATTGTTAGGTATATTTTGTTTCTTAGGGTTAAATCCATTTTCAGAAACGTATATTGTATCCATATAGATTAATACGTTGTTATAGTCAACTACCTTAATCATATACTCTTCTCCATCCTTCCAGCTATAATCCTCTGGTATATCTGTTAGGTTTATTTCAATGTTACAAAAGTTAGGATAATAATTAATTACTGCTGGAGTAAACTCTTTAACATCTAACGTACCTTGTTTCTGTACATAGACCTTAACTTGATTCTCACTTAGTACATTACCACCTCTAAATATAGCATTGAATGACTGTTGTAAATCTGTATTAGTTATTTGCATTTTTCTTATATATTTTATATATATAAGAACGCTAAAATAGCCATTTCGTTACGCATTTTGACTCATATTAAAGCAATTTAACTATAAAGCATAAAAAAAAGGGAAATGCCGAAGCAAATCCCTTTTCATTTATAAAGAATTGTTATAAAAACAACGTATTATTATACACCTTCAGTTACAGCGAAACCAGAAGCATCACCAACGATAGCAGAGTCTACGAAAGTAGCCATATTTCTCTCCTTACCTTCGAAAGATATGTTGTAACCGTTAAGGTCACCCATAGCTCCACCAGTAGTAGTAGAAACAGATACTTCAACACCGTGCTCAGCACCAGCTAGTCTAAAGTTTCCATTGTAGTCCTCAATAATAACGTGAGGTCTACCGTAACTTAATAATGTTAATTCAGCTTGAGTATCTGAATCTTGAACCTTAAGTACAAGGTTCCCTGTTTGAGTAAAGAAAGAAGTTCCGTTATCTCTAGAGTTTTCGTTAGCTTCTTCGTAAGTATTTCCGTCAGCTTTCAATTCGTATTTGAATGCATCTTCAGAACTTGCCAAAGCAGTTATAACGTTTCCAGTGATTGTAGCTCCAGAAAGTAAATCTTTAGAGTAGTTTATAAAGTAAACATTCTTAAGACCACCAACATTTTGCTTACAAGCTTCTAATCTTCCTAATGAAATATCACAAGACATATTATTAAGTTTTAATTGTTAGTAAATGGTAATGGGGTCAATTAAGACCCCTTACCTATATATAGACTCTAATTAAGAGTAAAGAACGATTTCAGAACCGATAGCATACTGTACAGAAGCAGTATATCTCATAACGATTCTTACGTTTTGTGAACCATCAATGTCAGCCATATCGATAACTTTGATTTCGTTCATATCATTCATAAGACCAGTACCGAAGTATAAGTTTCCTTTTTCAGCAGCAATCATCTTGTCAGAAGGCATACCGTTACAAACGATAAGTTTAGTTCCTTCAAAGTCTAATTGAGTTTTACCAACGTGGTATAAGTCTTTGTAACCTAAAGCAGCTTGAGCTCTAACGTAAGCTCTTGCAGTACTTTGTGAAACATAGATAGCTAATTCAGCGTTTCCGTAAAGAGTAGCTGGAACAGCATCAAGAACTTTTCCTAATTCAGCGATAACGTTAGACGCATCGATAGTAGTTCCAGTAACAGGAACAACATCACCGTCAGCAGCTAAAAGAGCTAAGAAACCATCATATTCTCCAGCGTTAGCGTCAGCACCTTGCCATAGAATTTGCTCATTCTTAGAAGCTACCTTTTCAACAACGTGTGCTAAAAGGAAATCTTGGAAAGACTTAGGTAAGTTATCGTGAGCACTGTATCCCATAGAGATAGCATCCCAGTCACTTCTAAAGTCTTGCTTACATAATTGTAAGTTTACTTGGAATTCTTTAGGCTCGATAGTTCTTTCAGTAAGAGTTACAGAAGAAGTAGCATCGAAGTCACAAGAACCGTCAGCGATTAAATCACCAGTACTTAATTTTCTAAGTACTTGCTTAAATTTGATATTTGGTTTAACTTCAAGACCACCTTGTTCGATAGTGTTTGAAGATAAAAGAGCAGCAGAGATAAACCCAGCAGCTTTTTCACCAGCGTAAGTAGTAGTTATACTAGTTGTAGTTGCCATAATTGCAAAATTTTAAATGTTAATTATAATTATTATTATTAGTTTCCGAAAAGTTTGTTCCAAACAACATCCTTTGTTGATGCTCCTTGAATACCTTTCTTAATAGCAAGAGGCATTGATTTCTCAACGACATCAGCTTCTGGAGATACAGCTATACCTTCAGCAGCAACTTGCTCTTCTTGAATCTCTTCAGCAGATAATTCTTGAGGAACATCTTTCTTCGGATTCATATTGTTTAGCATTTCAGTTAATGCTTTTAATTCAGACTGTAGCTTAGCTAAGTCTTCGTATGAAGCGTATTTGATTTCTTCTTTAACTTCTTGAACTTCTTCAACGATTTCTTCTTTATCGTCTCCTTCTTCAGCTAATTCTGTTTCAATTACTTCTTCAGTACTTTCTTCTGCATTCTCAGCAGATAATTCAAACTCTGGAGATTTTGGCTCTTCGTCAGTTAATTGAACATCAGAACTTTCATTTACGATAGTTCTTTCTTCGTTAACGTTACCGTCAACAACCTCTTCAGCTTCTTCTTCTGACTCGTCATCCTTAGACTCTACTTCTTCAGTAATATCTTCAGACACTTCTTCTTCAGCTTGAACCTCAGCTTCTTCAGTTTGCTCAACAACTTCTTCAGTTGCCTCAACCTCTACGTTTTCTACGTTTTCAGTAACTTCTTCGTTTAGCTCAACAGTCTCTTCAACTGTAGTAGCTTCGTCAATTACTTCTTCTGTAGAAAGCGTTAGAATTTGCTTAAATTTGTTAATTAATTCAGTTGCTTTCATATTAAAAAGTTTATATATATATAAACGTAAAAAAGTACTTTTTGTTACACTTTTTTTACTCTGAATGTCCTTCGAATAAATTATTAGTGTTAGAAGTACTTTCTTCAGTTCGTATATCTTGGTTATTAACTACGGTAGAATTACCTTGACCTTCTAAATTACCAATTCCTTGATTAATCATAAAGCCCTTATTGTTTTTTCTAGAGTATCTACCATTCGACCCTAGAGTAGCCCTTCTCCCAGATTTAGGAGAAGTTCTACTATAAGTTTGTTCTTTTTTCATATTTATTATAATGATGCTGGTATTAATTTAGTTCTTTTATCAATACCATCTATTTTATCTAATTCATTTAGTTTAGCTGATTCTTGAGCAGTAAGACCAGATACACCAGTTTCAGCAATAAGTATTGTATTTCTCCATACAACATCTACACCACCACCACCAGTAGTATTAGTTCTAGCTGGATAAGTTCCATCACTCTTGAATAATCTAACGTTATCAGTTTGTACAAGATTTGTGCTTGTATTATTATTTAAGTACATATCAAGTATATCAACATTATTTCTAAAGTTACCTATATCTAGAGCTGTTACTGCACCAAAGAATAATCTAATACCATCCTCTAATGTTGTAAAGTGAACATATCTGTTATACAACCTATGAGCAGAGAAGTTAGTAGCTACAACAATATCTAATTCGTTATTCTGAAAGTCATTGTCGAACTCTGTAATTAAACTACCATCTAAACCAATAGTGTTATATATCTCATCATCTTGTTGGTCAGCTAATACACTAAATCCATTTACCGTTGCTACTACATTACTTTGAAAAGGTAATTTCGCAGAAGTGCCAACTTGATAAACTAATCTAATATTTAATAAATCACCATCAGTAATCCCTACACCATTAACATAAGTATCATTATAAAAAGTTGAGTTTACAATATTATTATAAATCTCTGTACTTGTAGTTTCGTTATATATACGAAGTCTAGAGCCAGATTCAATATTAGTTACACTAATACTAGCTAAAACAGGAACAACACCATAAGTTCCATCATCAGACTGAAACCTAGTAAAGTCTGGATGAGGATTGCCAGAACCATCAATAACTCTTACACCAACAGTAGCGTCACCAGTAGACTTTCTAAATATACCTCTAACAGTCTCATAAGCTGAACCATTATCTAAAATCAATTCTGGATATTGGAATACATCTAAACCATTTAATGTATTATCAGTAGATAATAAATAATTAAAATGTCTAAGTATATCTTCACCACTATTGTTATTAGTATCGGTTATTGTTAAAGAATAATCCTTAGCACCATCTCCAGCATCCCAAGATACAGGACTAGCAGTATTATCAGTAACAGTTATACCAGTTATAGTTGGGTCTCCTAATGTTAATCCATCAATAGCTAAAGTATTTAATCCTATCACATAAAAGTTAGCTTCTAATGTTCCATATGTATTAATTACATCAAACTCAACTTGTCTATAACCGTTAGCTTGTACTTTAAATACTAAATGATTTCTATAGTCAAAGTTACCGTTATTTGCATCACCAAATATTTTTATTACTTGGTCAACATTACCTGTATTTTGAGCATCAATAACAGTACCACCTTGAGTTTGTACATATTCAGCCTGTAATCCAGAAACAACACCTTGAGATAATATTGCAGCGTAAATAGCTTTTACATTACCAGAATTAGTGTATCTAAATCCATCTCTTGAAAGATTAGATATAGTTGATGAAGTAAATTCATAATCTAAATCTAAAGAGAATGATGCAGAACCAAATGTACTTACAGGGAATTCTATATTCCTTAAACTACTTTCATTTATAAAAGCTTCTATTAAATAGCTATAAGCATTTTGAACTGTAGTAGCTGTAGTTATATCTATAGTTTTAGCAGTAGTATTTACAGTTACATTTGAGTTTGTTAAACCTGTAGATGCAACATAAGCTCTATCCAAAATCTGTTGTACAATTATATTAGTTGGAGCAGCACTAGTAGCTGAAAGTCCTGTTTGTCTCACAGGGAAAAAACCAGCTTTTTGTACTGTGTAATCAAAATTAACAGACAAAGGATTAGTGTATTGCTCACTAGTACTAGTTGAATTAACCCTATATAGCTCAGTAGTTGTTCCAGTATCATATATTACTAACTGAGAACCAGCTTCTAAATTATTAAAGTTAATTACAGTTTCAGGTGCTTGTATCGTTATATTAGGACCTGAATTAGTAGTAATATTAGATTGAGCGTCTATAACTAAAGTTACATTTCCACCAGATGAATTGGTCACATTAGACACGTTACAACCTACCAGATTGTAAGTTCCTGACGTACTAAAGTTTAGATTATTAGCAGTTACATCTGTTATTGTACTAGGTCCTGTTTGGTAGTCAATATCGCTATCAAAGTCACCCCCATTTAAAAGAGCTCCATTTAAAACGTTTACAGTACCTGACCCTGTAATCCCATCAACAAATTCAGACGATTTTATTGTTATATCTGTGGAATATGCAAAAACAGAAGAAGCAGTACCATCTATATTTAAATCCTTACTACCTATGTTTATTTGATTACCATCCCTAGTCACTATTGTTGTAGATTCTCCAGCATAGTTATCATATAAATAAGATTTAGCTCTATCATAAAGCTGAAAAGAGTTATCTATAGAGGTGTAAGCGTCAACAGTTGCCTTTGTACTTTCTGTTATACTAAAATCAGGTATCATAAATACCTTTATGTTTTCTCCATTAACTCCTTTTAATGCTTTTGTGCTAGAAGCTATTTGGAATAAGTAGTCACAAGAGTTAAATGTGAAGTTGTCGTTACTGTTATTCGTAAGACCTCTATAATCAACTTTGTTATTACCTGATAAATACGTTCCATTAGCACCCCCAACATTTCTCCAATGTACTGCAACAAGTATTCCACCGTCAGAGTCAAAGTAAACTTCTCCGTTTACTGACGCTCCTGTGTATGTCCTATCTGCTGTATAGCTAACATTGTTATTTATTTGGTTTGCACCTAATCTAGTACCGTTGTTAGTATCTGTCATACTAACCTTAACACCATCTAATGAATTTAAATTAGTATCAAAATATTGAAGTCTTGTTTTCTGTCGAACCTCAAACAATCCTTTATTATTGACATCATTAATTTGTAACCCCCTGATGTTTAAGTCAGACCCTGTAAAACAGTTGATAAACCTACCCCATTTATCTTGCCAAAAATTCGTATGTTCTCCAGCTAGTCCTGAAGGATTAAAGTTTTCAGCAACAGCATATACATTATCAGGAAAAGAGGTTGATATGTTAAAAGCCTTTTCTACTTGACTGTAAGGCTCCCAATTTGAAAGCTTAACAGGGTTAACGATAACACCGAATATGTAGTCACTACTAACAAAGCCATCAATATTACAAACCCCTCGTTGACGTATGTTTTTACGAATATTAGTGTAAGCAATTAGCTTAGCTTCTTTACTGTAGGTGTTCCAAGTACCGTAGTTAGTGAATTGTCTATCGGAGTGAATAACACCACCATACCATTCCATAGTACCAGAAGTATCTATATAGACATCTGATTGGGCTTCTAGGTAATTACTATCACTAGACCTAGCAAAACGTAATGCTGTACCACTTGAATACTTTCCTGTTGTCGCATTTTGTTCTCCAAGAGTGTAGGTACCTGTAATCTCCATAGCGATTTCGGCTTGGTAGTTTCTGAAAAACAACTCCTCTGTTTCAGGGTTATGGCTAATAGTACCAGCAATTACTAGTTGTCTGTCATTTAAATCATATATACTTTTTCCGTTTGAAGTCGAAGTAGTAACTCCACTAAGACCACTTAAACCTGAAAAGTCAGTATCTGTACCTGTTTGCGTTATTACACCGTTAGAGTGAGAAAATGCCATAATTTAAGATTTTGTTATATTAATTAAATTACCATTAGCATCATAAGAGAAGCTTTTGGTTTCCGTATCATTATTACTATTATTAGTTAAAACTAATTGAGTCAAAGAACCACTTGTGTAAGTAAAGTCCTTTGTAAAATATTTTGTATTTTTTGAGCTACTATCCCAGTACTCTATTTTAGTTAAATCTCCATTTGTATAAGTAAACTCTTGATAGAAAGTAGATAAACCATTTTCGTTCAAATCAGCAAAACTTATAAACTGAGAATCATTATTTAAAGTACTTATATTGTCATTTGGTTGTACAGCAGTATCAGCTAATAAACCTTGAGCAGAAGTAGCATAGTCAGAATCACTAAAATCAGTTATTTCTGATTTAGTATGAGTATGACCTACATTAGACTTACCAGATAATCCTGTTACATTTAACTGTAATTGATTAGCTATATTGTTTCTATCTGATACCCAAGTAGAGCCATCCCAAATATACCATCCTTGAGGGTAATAAGTTCCCCCAAGAGTTGATGGTAGCCACTGGGTACCCTGTGAGTTATTGACATAAGCCAATTCACCCACTTCAGTACCAGCATTTAATGATGAATAATTAGCAGCCTTTTGTGTAACGCTTGTAGCACCACCAGATAATGCTTCCCAAGCAGAACCATTCCAATATCTAAGAAACTCATTAGTGGTATCGTATATTACTCTACCTACTTCAGCATCTAATGACTGCATTTCTTCAAATGGCATTCTGTCTGGTCTAGTTTCAAAAGAAGTATCAGATAATATGTTCTGAACTATGTTTTGATTAACTACACCACTAGAACCACCAGAGAATAAAGAATCTGTGTTCTTAGAAGTATTGTTTTTGGTTATTTGTCTTGTTACAGGCATTTTAATTACTTTTTATCTATTTGTTTTAACTTATTGATAGCCCAGTTAACACCAGCACTACCACCCCAAGCATCCCACATTATACCACCACAGCCTTCACTGTAAGGTACATCTTTGTTTTGTTGATGCCTTTTGAAACTTGCCATTCGAGCAATAGTTGACCTACTCAATGCAGCACCAGAAGCTAATTGTGAGGCTCTTGTCCAACCCACGCTTGTTCCACAACTAGTACCTTTCTCTTTTTTCCATTTTAAGGCTCTTTTAGCGTTGTTTCTTGCTGCTTTTGGATAATCACTATAAGATTTTAATTCTACGCCCTCATAGCTTAGTATTAGGTCCTCAATATCGTAAACTTTAGCTAAGTTTTCATACTCTTCTGAGGTTTGTTCTTTTACGCTTTCTTGTGGTCTAGGCTTATCATCTGTGAAGAATCCTTCTATTGAGAAACCTTTAACTGCACCACTTTTAACGTATTCTTGCCATATTTCCTCGTTATTTACCTTAACAGATACCATCCAAGTACCTAAAGGCATATTCATATTGTATTTTCTTGACTTATCTTTAACTGTATCTTCTACAATCCAAGATTCTACAACAGATAGTCCATTTATCTCAACTTCGTGTTCTAATGTACTATTATTCTGCTTATTTCTTGTTAAGAATAGCTCAGAAGCCTTTCTTACTGTATCTTTAGAGAAATATATGAAATATTTTTGACCATCAGCATTCATACGGATAATTTTCTTATCTGGTATTAAAGCTGGACCTACTAGAAGTCTTTTGTCACTATCTAACTCAGCAAACTCTACTTTATGTTGTTTTAACGCTATAAAGTCTTCTTCAATAGCTGGGTTCTCTACTATACTAATAGCTTCGATTCCAGACATATCTGCATCCTCGTCTATAAATAGTTCAAATACTTCGATTTCTTCGTTGTTATATGTTTCCATTTTATAATATATTATATACATATATAAACGCTAAAACAGCGTATTTGTTACACTGTTTTAACGTCTATTTTATGGTTAGTCTCCAAACGTTGCGTCAGTTTGGATTTGATTATCTAATTGTTGTTGGTTAGTGATTTGAGAACTAACTACATAAGCTTGTACTGGCTCATTTAATTGACCAGCAGTTACACCAGCTAATTGGTCTTCTCTAGTACTTCCTACTAAGTTAAAGTCGAATGTTCTACCACCACCACCAGCTCCAGAACCACCAGCATCTTTAACAGAACCTTTCTTACCCCAGCCTTGAGCCCAGATATTAGCAATAGATAAAGCAGCACTAACTTTAGTTCTAGTTATATCTTTTGCCATAAAAGTAGCATCAGCAGCCTGTAAAGGTGGTAACATAGAGGCATTTGCAGCAACTCTAGCAGCAATACTCTTTTGAGCATTAATTACTACTTCAGCAGTTGCAGCAGACTTCTCAGCTATTATACCAGCTTTTTGTAAAGCTTCATTCTCACCAGCAATAGTTTGTAAGAATTGAGATGTTTGATTTAAGAAACCTACATACTCTAATTGCACATTTTTCTTAGCATTAAAGTAGTCTAACTCATTCTGAATATCTTGCTGTCTAAGCTCTTCTTCAAACTGCATTAAATTCTGTCTAGCTTTAGTTATTTCAGTTTCATTACCACCTTCTTCAGCTAATCTTTGAGCTTCTGTTAACTGAGCTAACTTCTGTCCTCTTGCAGAGTCTTCTACTCTTAAGAACTCATCTGTCATTAATGCTTCTGGGTCTAAACCTTGTCTTTGAGACTGCATTAACTTCATAAATGAATCAGCTTCGATAGTAAATATCTTTTGTCTTATCTCTTGTTCTTTAAGTGTTATTCTCTTAGCATAGTTTTCAGTAATAGCTAACTTAGCTTCACCAGCTTCAATCATAGCTTCTTTGATAGACTCATCGTGCTTTCTTTGAGCTTCTTCTCTTTCTTTGTCATTCCTAGCTTTAGCCATAAAGTCTTTTAACCTCATAGCTTGTTTTTCCTTGAATGTTTCGAACTGTCTATCTATATCTTGTAACAAGTATTCTTCTTGTATTTCTAATCTTCTTACTTCATTCTTCTGACCAGCTTCAATCAACTCTTTCTGTTGTTGTAGAATAAACTTCTTAAGGTCTAGTACTTGTTTCTTAAATACTTTAGGACCATTACCACCAGAACCACCACTTTCTTTACCGTTAAATACTTTATTAACAATTCCATCATCACCAAACACATCAGACAACTCATTTACTTCTTCTTCAGCTCTCATTATAGCTCTTACCATAGGAGCAGCTAAGAACTCAGTAGAACTTGTGTCAGCATCGTCTAATTGACCAAAGAATGTTTCTCTAAGTCCACCAGCTTCTAAATGCTTAGCAAGTGCAGCTTCATCTTCTTCTATCATTCTTCTTACTTGAGTAAGAGTATCATCATCAAATTGCTTTCTAGCATCTAAAGTAGTTTCTATTACTTTAGCTTGTCTCTTTTCTACTTCTACTAATAAAGCATTAGCAAAAGCTAATTCTTCTAAAGCTTTAATCTTATCTTTTATAGCTTGTGTAGACTCTTTTGTTAACTTACCATTATCATCTAATGTAATGTTTAAGTCTTTATATTCTAGATTAGCTTTATTTACAGACTTTGCTAAATCTTCGTTAGATATATTACCTCTTTCTACTTGGTTAAGTAATAGTCTTAAGTCAGAACCACCTTGTGCAGCAGCTTCTCTAAAGTCATCTACTTTTTTACTAGCAGAGAATAAACTACCACCAAAAGCATCTAATAATGAGATAACTGTTTGTATAGCTAATAACACACCTAAAGGTCCTACTAATGCCATTCTTAAGTCAGCCATTACATTTTTAAATGAACCAGCATTTCTATAACTGTTAGCTAACTGTGACGCTAACTGAGATAAGTTGTTGGCTACACCTCGAATACCATAAGGCATATCCGATATAACCCTACCCATTTCCGTTACAGAAGCAGCAGCAGAACCAGAAGCTTTATCAAATGCTCCTAATCCACCTTTTTTGCCAGACATCTTTCTAAGCTCACCATTAAGCTGTTCACTAGCTTTTCTAGCGTCTATAAATGACTTTGTAAGTCCTTCAACTTTTACTTTACCGTTCTCGGTATTTACTTTAATAGTAAACGACTTTATTACGTCTTTACTTGTTGCCATTTCTTCTTAGTTTTATATAGTTTTTAATTCCTTTTAAGTTGCTAGGCATTTCATATCTACCTTTAGCAATTGCTATATCAGAGTCCGACATATTATCAGACTCTGACAGCATTTCTACAATTAATCTTGTATGTATCATATTATAATTTATTAAAAGTTCCATCTGGGTTAGTACCACCTGTACCACCACCACCAGTACCACCTGTAGAACCACCATCTCCGATAACTATTGTACCGTCTGGATTACCAGTTCCACCAGTTCCTGTTTCAGTATTACCGTCATCTACTACGGTTTCTTCAACTTCGATTACTACTGGGTCATCTATTTGAACTTCGTTTATTAATTCTAATTTAGTTTGACCTGTTGTTAAAGAGGTATCAAAAGTATTAATTCTAAAGTTTCTATGATTAATTACAAACTTATCATTAGGTTTTAATACTAATAATAAACTAGTAGGTAATACACAGTTAATAGTTATTAATCTACTTTGTTCGTGATATATACGTTGTATATAGTTTTTATAGTAACTCTCAAATAAACTAGTATTTGCAGTATCACCACTATATTCATTATATTCACTACCCCAGTTTAACGTCTGACTATCGTTATCTGTTAAGTCTAATATATTGCTAGGAACAATATATGTAGTCTTTAATACAGAGGCACCACCGTCAACTTGACTAAATCTTATCTGGGTTCCACTTGTAATTCTATTAGGATAGAATAATAGTGGTTTACCTTTGATAGGAGATTGGTCTTCGTTAGCCATCCATCCCCACTGAATATCTGTAATAACAGTTTCATCAGCTTGGTCAGTCATTCTCTCATACATCATCTTTTCGTATGGTAATTTAATCTCGTACTTCTGATTACCATCAAAAGCTAAAGGTGAGCTAACAGCTTCTGAATTATGGTCAACTCTTTCGTTACCAAATTCATCACCAGTGATATTGTTAGCAGCAACAAGACCAAATGTTTTATAACCTTCGAAAGTTAAATCTATCTTATTAAACAGAGATGTTTTACCTACATTTATCTTATCATAATCAACATACTCAGATATATCATAGTATTTACCATTAGCATAGTAATCATCTAATGTTTGTACTACTATTTCTTCAGTATCAGCATCATAATAAGCAGTTAAGTTCCATAGTTTAAATAAACTAGATAAGAACTCCATAACTCCCATTTTAGGTAAGTTAGCAGATACTTTAAGTCCTTCAGATAATGTTATCTGTGGTATACCAGTATAATTACTAGTATATGTAGCAGAACTTGTAGTATCACTTGTAAATACATCACCGTCTCTAATTGTTTCTGTTATAGTTAAATCAGATACACTAGCATCAGATACAGAACCACCTGTTTCTAATACAAATAATGGTCTTACAAAGTCATTACCACTCCAAGTATATTCTATAGTCTGAGCTCCTACTAAGTTAAAGTGCTCTTCTTTTAAATCATTGTTTAATGAGTTATACACTTTATAACCCCAAACACCACTAGCATTAGTAGGTGTAATTGTAAAACTAGTTTTATAGAAATATACATTTGTATCACCTATTGTTAAAGGGTTGCCTGTAGTTATTCTAGGATGAAGCATATTCTCATTTACAACAAAGTTATTAGCACCTGTAGAGTAAGTCCAATCATCTAATTGGAATTCAAATCTACTTATACCTACTTGCTCATCTATTCTACCCTTTTCTCTGTTTAACCACATAAAGCAATCGTGGTATACTTCATTAGTATCGTTAAACCAGTCATCACTAAATGTAATTCCGTATTTCTGCTCTATTGATTTTATAATCCATTTAATTCTAATAGCTGGTTTCATAGCAAATGCTCTAACACCTGTATATTGATTAATACTTGCATTATATGTAGCAGATGGATGAATATTTCTACTTAAATTACTATCTCTAGCTGGAGAAATACCATCAGCACTATCGTAATAGTGATAATCATCAGCAGATATAAAAGGAAAACAATAGTCAAATGTACTACCAGAGAAATCTCTTGATAAAGTACCAGTGCTTTCATCATAGTTATATCCATCACTAAACCCTACGGATACATAAGAACCATCTAAATCGTGGTCAAAATCATCTAAATATGTATCGTTACCTGTTAATGATTCTAATTTATCATCACTAAATAAGTCTTTTATAGATACAGTCTTACCAAAAAATGTAATATCATAAGAATATACATTACCTTTTTGTAGGTTAGCTTTCTGTAAAGATATAGAACCCTCTCTAAAGTCTACACCATTAAGCTTTATTATAGCAGCTCTCTTAAATCTAGCATCAAACTGTCCAATAACATCATAGTTTTGATAGTGACTAAATAATCTGTTATTTATGTTTGTAGCTGGTAGAGTAAATGTTTTACTATAATCTGTAAGTACTTTACCTATATCTTTAACATCTTTAATTCTAGTTGTATAGTTAACCTCTTCAAAGTCGAATAAGTCAGCTCTTGTATATACTTTTGTATCTCTCAATACATTTCTTACAACTACATTGTCAATATTTAAAGTAGCATTGTTAATAGAACCAAATATAATTCTTCCGTCTGTACCATTCATATTTAAAGTAAACTCATAACTACCTTCAGCTTCTACAAAAGGAACATCTAGGTTTGCAGCAGTGTGTACACCACCAGCGTATATCTTAAGCTTACCAGAACTATATGTAGTTACATCAAAAGAGATAGTTACTTCTTGAGTATCTACAGATACATTACCAATAAGAGAATTGGCGTTAGCATTAGTAAATTCAGCTTCTCCACCTGTTATTAAACAGGCAGAGTCTGTAGACCAATACGAAGTATCATCAAACGTACCGTTACTAACAATATTGTTAGAGAAAGTAGTTCCTATATTTTCTTCTATGTATAATTCTAATTGTCTTTTCATTATCTTACTGTGTTAATCTTGTTGAAAGCAAATTCAACTTCTAACTCATAATTTATTAATCTATCGTCTCTTGTTGTCTTATGTGACATTGTAGACGTTTTTATATTTATTGGATAAAGGCTACCTTCATATTCCATCCAAGCTTTACTTGACTGCAATAACTGAACGTAAGCTTCATTCATATCTTCTTTTGTGAATCCAGAGTTAATCATTAATGTTTCTTTACTAGTAACATTATATCTTCTCATTTGGTGGTCATAAGTGTTATAAGCACCGTTAGATAGAATCTGGTTATTCTGATATGTTTGTGCATCAATCTCAGTAGTCTTCTTACTTCTTTTCATAAAGAATAAGTCTTCCATAGCACCAAACCTATTTACAAACTTAACTTTTATAGGGTCATAACTAGTGTAACAGTTTTCTCTGTTTCTAGTTATTCTATAAGTATCTATGTTATCTGTATAATTAGTATCTTGTATAAATACGTTGTCTATAGTAACACTAGCTACAGCACCAAATATCTTAAACGTAAGAAGACCTTCTGTTTCTGCTGGTTGAAATTCAGCATCTACTCTAGAAGTTGTATTATTTACACCTTCTTCCCATACCAGACCCATATTATCAGTAGTACTATCATCAGTCCACTCAAGATGTAAATCAGCATTACTATCAGCATCAGTTACTATAAGGCTTACTTTGTAAGTTTCACTAGTATCTAATCCAGTTAATTCAATCTCAGCTACTGAACCATTAGCACCATCAGTTCTTTCCATTACTAATTCATTGTCAGAGTTGATAGATAGGTTAGCAGAGTTTATAGCAGTAATACCTGTAAGTCCATCAGAGAAAGTACCGTTGCTAAATAAGTTACCTCTTACTGTTTCTACAGTAGCATTAGTTACGTTGTCGTTGTTTATATTAAGATATACGAACTGCCCATCACTTTGGTCAGAGTTATGTAAACTAGCTTTATATGTAGGAGTAGTACCACCTTCGTAATGACTATAGAACATAGCCTGTCTTTTATTAAGTGGTATTCTTACAACATCACCTGTAGGAGCAAATATCTCATTAACAGAAGTTGTTAAACCTACTTGTGGGTCATAGTTAGAGCCTTCGTTAAAATATGTATAACCATCTACTGCATATAACTGTACTATACTAGAAGTAGCACTTGTACTATCAGCATAATATCTAGTTACTTCATAATCCATCCAAGCACCATCAGTTCTATATGTAGAGTCTGCTGGATACTGAATAGCATCATTTACTAGAGAACCTATCTCAAATGATACAGTTTCATTAATTGCAGTACTTCTTAACTGATAATTAGGTTGAACTGGTCTATCTGTAGTTTGAGTACCAGTATATATCCATACGTTAATACTACAATATACTAAGTTGGTCTCGTTAACGTTAACGAAATAAGGGCTTTTTGAAAATACTGTTTTAGCCATTGTTATCTATTTTTTCTAATTTTGTTTTTAAATCTTCTAGGTAAGCTTTAGTCAAGTCTTCACCTATAGTCTTTTCTAATCTATTATATACTCTGTCGAATACCTTCGAACCAGTATTGCCATACTGTTGGATGATACCGTCTCTCTGTATTGTTCGTCCAATGGCGTAAGCCATTTTTCGCATATTTCCTTCGGTAGCTGGACCCTTCTTAGGATATATGCTTTTATCCATAGCCCAATCTAATATAGAATCTACAAATTCATTCGATACTTTACCGAATCCTTGTCTACTAGGGCTAGAACCTTCATCTACTGAAGTAACATAAGCTTTAGAGGAAACTATATCAATAGCGTCATCAAGTACAGTATAATCTAAAGATTTGGCTAATGCACCACTTGCATACTGCCCATCTTTTCTTAACTGTGCTCTAGCTTCTTTAATATACTTTTCCCCTACTAGCTTTAATGCTCTTTTTAAATTAGCATTCTGTTCCATTAGGATTTGTTCTACTTGTTCCTTCTGGGATTATTAGATTCATTCTACAAGTCCATCCAGCTAATGTATTCTTGAATCTATCTTGAAATGGTTGAGCAGTTAATATATCGTCTTCTAATACGAATGGTTGTTGTCTCAACTCACCTCTACTAATTTCTGTGTATAATCTCTGTAACACACTCATTTGAGCATTTAGAATATGTTGTACATTAGTATTACCTTCAAAGTAATCATACTCATCTCCTTCGTTGTTGTTTACGTCAACTATATCCATAGCTAGAAGTTTTAATTCAAATGCTGCAACATTACCGTTGAATATTACATTGTCAACGTTTATGTGCACTAAAGGGAAGATAGTCTTCTTCGCTAAGTCAACTTCGTCTATATTACCAAATGTTACTGTGTTTGTAAAAGGTCCTCTAAGTAAAAACTCCTTAGTAGTATCTATTACATCATAAAATTGATTATTCATTATTTAAATTTATTTTTGTTTGAAGCAGCTCTCATCTGAGCTAACTCTATTTTATTTTTATCTTTTTCGAATTCAAGTACCATAAGAGCCCTATGGACATTGAGTTTTACTGCATCATCGATTTTAGTTGGGTCTTCTTTAGCCAAAGCGTAAATGCTGGTAAACCATCCATATTTTCTTCCGAAATTTGCTTGTAGGCTTGTTCCATTTCCACCATCGCCTTCTCCTGTGTAGAGGCTAGGGTAGCTTTCGCTAATTTGTTCTGCAAACGATACATAAAATCTATAGCACCCATTACTACATCCATAGGAGTATCTAACATAATATCTGCGAACTTAGAAGAACCTTGATATTCTTGTATCTTATATGTATCACCTATAGTATTAGATATTGGTCTAAATAATACAGTCATAGCTTTATGCATATTATCCATATCATTTATATATGTATCTAAATCTACAAACTCACCAAACGTCATATTGTTTAAGTTAGGTATTAAACCAAACTCATAAGTTTCGTTGTTTACGTCAGTAAATTCAAATCTATTTACTAACTCGTGCTTATTGTTAAACAAAGTAGATATGTGGTCTACAACTCCCTCAAAGTGCATTAAAGGTATTTTATAAGTATCATCTATACTTAAACCACAGAATACTTGTAGCATCTTTAATTTAAGATATGTTTCATCATCTCTCTCGTCTTCTTTATACTTTTCTAATATCTTCATCCACTTTACATAATTTCGTAGAGGAATCTGTCTTAATGTACTTGGTACATCTATTTTAATTTCTTTTACCATAATTATATATTCTATATATATAAGAACGTAAAAAGGTTGTTTATGTTCGTATTTTAAATTGTGGAACAAAAAAGCTAATATAGCGTTTATATATATATAAGATGTGAAAGTCTGACGTTGGTCACCCAGCGTGATACTTGTGCTCCCTATTAAAGATGGAAGGCACTTGGATAGGCTAAAATAAGACTCCGTTAGAAATTGCACTTATATTTCCCTTAAGTAATTCGCAACCCACCGTAAGTATTCAAACTAACCGAGCACGACCTTCTGGTCGCCTAAACACTTATCTAGGCAATAAGAAATTTAATTACTTTATTTATCTATAGGGGTGGGCGAAGTGTCTTGAGACACGCTGCAAGTTACCTCTACTTCACTCTATAGTTCTTGTTCTTTTTATATTTATAATATATTTCTAAAATTAGAATGCCAATAAATATCAAAAAGATATTTCACTATTTTAGTGTAACGTTAG